AATTAATTGATTAGAGAAGGCTGTCTGCTACTGCTTCGAGTTCTTCCCATGTAGGAGCCTTAATGGCTGAAGCTTCAAACGGAGTTAGTGCTGCGATTGCGGCTTCTTGTGATTCAACGTCAATGCCCCAGTCCTCGAGAAGATCACGAGCCTTAACAGGGTTAAGGTGATAGACGGTGCTTTGCATTTTGCCTGTACGGCTAATTGCCCAGTAGTTCTTTGTTAAAGGACCGGCTGGTGAAAAGTGTGCTGCATGCAATGTCTTGTAAAGACGTGGGCTTGCGATCATCATCTGTCGCTCGACACCGCCTGGGACACTGAGGTTAGCAATGCTGAAAGCTTTCTTATCTTCAGGCTTGCTACCTAGCTTTACACACAATGGGTCATTTGCCCCCAGTGAAATGTATGAACGCTTGCCACTTGTTTTCTGTGACAAGAAGTGCTGCTTATAAACAGCGAATGGGCCATTTGGATCAAGAAACTTGATGATTTGATATTCACCATCAGTGAACTTGAACTCGGATGGAAAGTCGCCGGAAGCGACTGATGATTTTTCTGCTGCATCCCAACCTGATTGAACTACAGGCTTTGATGTTGCTTGCATTGGGCGAGACTCGATTGGTGTGCTCACTGTTGCGAACGCATCTGTCTCTGGGACATAGTCCTCTGTACGGTTTACTGCCATATGTTTTTCATCCTTTTGTTTTAGTTTTCATTGTTTTCATTTGCTCGGATTTGACTCCAAGCCTCGGCGATATCCAAAGATACTTGCCGGTGTAAAGGCCATTCTATGCGCTTTGTTTGCAATAGTCCAGCCTTATCTAGTATTTCTACTAGCTTTTCCACCATAGCTCTTGAATACAACCGTCTCCCTGCGTGGTCTTTTCCGTGAACATCTTTCCTAGTTGGAAGTCTGTACGGAGAAGCCGGGAGGTAGCCTTCTTTGATCCATGCACGTATAGAAGCAATTGGGCGACCTACCGCGGCAGCTACAGCACCAATAGTAAACATCTCAAGGTCTCTGCCATTGGGTAATGTTTTTTTAAAAGGTTTGGAATCCCAAGTGGTATCCAACTCTATTTCAGGTTTCTTAACCTCTATTGGTTTGCGTTTCCGCTTACTGCCTGGATAGTAACTATCCAAGTCAGCAAAAGTAGAATTGATTAGATCATCAGTCATTCGATGCTTTAACCAAGAATGCGTAAGAAATTTTAGCGGGGAACATGGTGTCAACATCAGCTTCTGAAAGTTCGCCTGTATAAACACAAGACATAATTGCATCTTCTTGAAGTACTGGGATCATCTTTACGCACTTGTCGTAAATGCCACGTTCTTTTAATAGATCTTCTGCAACGCTCATGTCAAGAGTTTTTGATACACGACGTTGTTGTGTAAGGGTTACTTCACCTGTGATTTCGTCATCCACTTTAAGTGTGACGTGTCCGCGGTCATCTGCTTCACCTGCGGCTTCAACTGTAGCTTTAAGACGAGACTTTAATTCGTCTTGGCGTTTTGTTAGAAGTTCAACTTCTTTTTTTAGTGATAGGTACTGACGTAGATTTGATTTGATATCGAGTAGGCTCATTGTTTTCCTTTGTTTAGCTTAGAGCACTTGTGCTCTGTAGCGTCTTAAGGAAAACTTACACCCGCCCACTGACAGGTGTCAACTGTTACTTGGCGTTATTAGACTTAATGCCTCGGTAACCGGTCTTTTTCTTGTTCATGCTTCCTGGCTTCTTGTACCCAGCACCGTTAGGTGTAGCAGCAATACGCTGAGCTAGAGCTTTAGCAATCTTATCGTGGTGCTTAGCCATTAGAGTCCTTCACATACGCCTGTAAAGCCTCAACAATGATCGAGGTAACAGTCACCCCATCTTTAGCTGCTTTGTACTGTACGGCCTTCCAGAGGTCGTCAGGAACCCGGATAGTGCGGGTCGGCGTCTTAGGTGCGTTAGGCATCCATCAAGTATACCCGCCCAACGATTATTGTTGGGTGTAAAGCTGCCCCACCTGGCCTCGATCCAGGGACACCCGCATTAACAGTGCGGTGCTCTACCAACTGAGCTATGGGGCACTACGGCTAAACAGTAGCCATGTACAGGAACTCTTTTAAGCTCCCAACGTTCATGGGTATCCCACCCTGCTCATCAATACCCTCGCCGTCTACCACCGCGCTTGCTAAAGCGTTCTTCTGCTGTAGGGCCTCATACTGGCGCTCCTCAATAGACCCGGAGATGATCACATCTTGAATAACAATTGACGGCCACGTAGAAGATGCTCTCATAATACGGCCGTTGCGCTGAACAGCTCCGCCTGATGACCACGGCAAATCGTAATTAACTAACAGGTTGGCTGCTGGTAGATCTACTCCGTACCCTCCGGCATCTGAGCTAATAAGAACTCTGATGGAGGGGTCGGTGTTAAAAGCAATTTTGTTGCTCTCTTTAGTCTTAGCATCTAACTTTCCAGAGTACTTACGGCACTGGTCTGGCCCTAAGCCATTAGCAATCATGTCTAGCATATCTACGTAGGTAGCAAAGATAACTACTTTGTTAGCTGGATCTAAATCTAAAAAGTCTTTAACGTAACTAATCAAATACTCAAGCTTAGGTGAGTCGTTTACCCCGTCCATAAGACCTGACTTAACTAACTCAGAAGCGTATGACGACCCACCCTTAGTTCCAAAGGTAGGAGTCATTTGACTAAATTTAGTAACCGTACCGTCGTCGTCTTCATCTTCCCACAAAACTGTTTTATCAACTGAGTCGTATTTTCTAGCGCTGGTACGTAAAAGTTCTGGGTGGGAGCACAACATCTTTAAACACCCAATCTTGGACATGATGCGTCCGCGGATCTCATCTTCTGGGCCTCCACCTTTTTTCTCATAACCGTAATGAGATATTAAATTAAAGCTTGATCCAAAAAGGTTTTGCGCTTCGTCTAAGTCTTTAATTAAGTCTCCAACAATAACCTCATAAAGTTTAGAACCTTTGCGGTCTAGAACAATACGGACTGGTTCTTTATGAATAGAGTCTGGAAGATAAGGGGCAACATCGGCGTCTTTCTGAGCTTTGCGTACGCAAGCTTCTTTGAGCTTTTCATGCAAAGTTGGAAGGTTTCTGTAGCGCTGTACACCGCCCCAGTTGTTACGGACAATAAAAGCTGAATCAAAAATATCAAAACGACCTAAAACACCTGCATCTACAAACTGCATAATGCTAAACAACTCTTCTGGTTTACCGTTCTCAATTGGTGTACCGGTAAGAGCGTAACGATAAGGTGCGCTTATAAGTCTTTTAACTGCTTTTGATCGTTTTGATCTAAAAGACTTGATGGCTGTGGCTTCGTCAAGTACGACAAATCCTCGTGGTAAATTCTTGATGGCATCCCAGTCGTTAACAATTTGCTCGTAGTTAAGAATGATGTAATCAACCCCTGAGCTCCGCCAGTCCATGGCTTCAGCGTACTGCTCTGCTCTTTTCTTCGGCGTTCCATCAATGACCAAAGCGCGTGAAGTTCCATCGGTAAATTTCTCAATCTGATTAGCCCATTGGTATTTCAATGAGGATAGACAAATTATAAGCCCTGGCTCTTTAACTTTGTTCTCATCCATCAAACGCTCTATAGCTGCAATAGTAAGAACTGTCTTACCCAAGCCAAGATCGTATGCCACTAAAACCTTATGGCGTTCGACCATTCGGTCTACAGCTTCAGGTTGGTAGGGAAGTAGGGTTCCTTTAAAGGTCAACGCTGATCTTTTTCTTTAGATCCTCAATCGTTCCATCATTAAGGATAGTTTCGTCAAACACCCAAGCGTCTAAAGCTGTTTCGGAGATGTGGTCATTAACAGCATCTACTCCTGGACGTTCGATGCGCCAGATCTGCCCACCTTGTGAAGAAAGGGCTGCTGCTTCATTAGGGAACCTAACATCTGTAATAACGTAACGGCCCTCCTGTGGGTCTTTAATCTGTGACAAAGTAAGAGCAACCCATAGGTACTCATCAATCATGTCACGGCCAGCCGCCCCTGTGTCCTGTAGCAAACGACGAACTTGTGGTTCTTGTTTAGCTTCATCCCAACCTTTAAGGTTTACAAGGTCTTGCAAATACCCAGTAGGGCTACAAGCAACCATAGGGTTGATCCTGTAAACAAATTCACGAATAGCATCTGCAAAAGCAAGTTGAGTAAACCCGTGATAATCTACCAAAATATCTGCAACGGTGTTCTTGCCTGATTGGGCGTAGCCCGAAAGTCCAATAATCATACTTTCCCTCTCACTATATGTTTTGCTGTTTCTAGACCAGACTCTATCTCAACCTTGCTCATACCGCCAACATCTTTCATGTCTGTCTGTGAGTAGTTAAAAAACCACGCTTCTTTTCCCATCTCTTTGCATAGATCAAGCAAGGTAAGGGATGCCGCTTTACCGGCTTGGTCGTTATCTAAAGCAATAATTAAACGGTCTGCTCCCCGCAGTAAATTAAACTGCGCCATAGAAACCAAAGCTCCGTATGTCGCTACTCCACCAAAAACCCCTACCGAAGCAAGACGTACCACATCAAGGGGAGACTCAACAACAACCATTTGACCACCAACGTATTGCTTATAACCAAATAAAGCTGTGCTCTTCTTTACTTTAGCCGGTTGGTTATTAAAATGCCTGCGGTCGTAACCCTTCTCCTGCCACCCCAAAAGCTTCTCGGTAAGTGGATCTCTAATGGGCATAATCCAATTCTTTTTTCTAGCGTCCCACATAAGCTCATAAGCCCTTGCTGCATTTAAAGTTAAACCGCGAACCGCCAAAGCTTCTTCTGGTGGGTCAACAAATGCGTGAAGCATAGACTCGGTTACAACTAGCGTTTCTTCAAGAACTGGCTTCTTCTCTTCAAGTAGTCTAGTAAACCTAGACATTAAACTTCCGGTTGATCCAAGCCATTCACGAGCTTTATCAAACTCAATCTGTTCTACATAACTAATTAAAGTGTACAGGCCACCCTTGAACCCACAAGAAAAACAAATGTGTTGTCCGGTATCTGAGTTAATCCACCATGAGGGGTTGCGATCTTCTTTGCCAGTTCTCTCTGCATGTGCTGGGCAATACCCCTGGATCTCGTCGCCCCTTGTGTTAACCGCTTCAATCCCGAGGCGAGATAACGTGTCTGTCATCTCCTCTACTGTCATAGATCTTCAACACCTAACTCTCTAAATAATCCGTTGTTCCAATCCCATACCAGTGATACTTCTGAAAGGCCGGCGTTACGTGCAGCTACAACACGGAGCAAACGGGTGTCATCCACTAGCTCGTCCTCACGCTGTAAACCAAAAATAACATCAGCATCTTGATGAAATGAAGATGAGTAACCAATAGCATCGGCTGTAACTTGGCCTTTCTTCATCTTCCAATTAAGGACCTGGGTAGAGATAACTACCGGCTTATTAATCTTCTGAGCCAAACGCTTTAGTGAACGTGTGATGTTAGTAAGAGCCTGTGGGGTGTTTGACTCTCCAGTCTGCTCATCAATCATCAAATAAGTACCGTCAATAAACACAATGTCTGGGTTCTTGTTTTGGATCTTGCTGGCTACACCGCTAACCGTCTGACCGCCGGACGAATCAATAAACCAAAACTTATCTCTCATGTGCTCGATGCCGTCAATAATCTTGTAGTAACGAGCTTGCTCTTCATCGGTCAAAGTACCTGTCATTAAACGTTTATGTGAGATCTTAGCTTTCATAGCGTAGTAGCGACTCTTCTGCTCATCGTTGCTCATCTCAAATGAGTAGAACATAGGGACCTTGCCAGCTAGGTGGCAGTTCTGAGCAATCTGCAAAGCAAGGGTTGATTTACCTGTTTTAGGTGGAGCGATAATAACAATTAGCTGGCCCGGCTGAAGACCTGATGTAGCCTCGTCCATGGTTGGAAACCCTGTAGGTAAACCTAATAACCCTGGATTGTTTTTACGATTCTCGTATTCTTCTTTTGCAAACTTAGCGGCTTGGGTAACTTCAAGATCATTAGACTTAGTTAAACCGTCTTCTTCAAGTTTAATAATACCGCGCTCCATAGCTTGGAGTGCGCCCTCATGATCTTGATCTTTTTCTATAACTTCAAGAGCAGAACCAAGGGTTGAAATAATTCTTTGTTTACGGCGAACATCGACAAGACAATCAATTAGATATTCAATTGAGTCCTCAACCGGTACTGGGGAATACGTTGGGAAATTTTCATTAATAACTTCAAGGCTTGGACACTC